CTTGTAACTCAAGTCATCTGCAATATCAAAAAGAGTTGCATTGACCTTATCCTTACTTGTTCTTAATACTCTTCCAATTGATTGTAGTACACGAATCTTAGACTTACTAGGACTTGCAAACACAATATTGTGTAGGTTCTTAATATTTATACCTGTAGAAAAAGTCCCATATGATGCAATAATTACACACCCATCTTCCTTTTCCATCAACTCTCTGACCTTTTCTCTATTGGTTGTATCTGTTCCACCATAGATAAAGAATGATTTGATACCTGCTTTTTCGAATGCATCAAATATCTTTCTACCATGTTTATCTACATATTGAAACAATATCAATGTATTACCTTTTTGTCCTAAAGTTAGGTTCTTAATAAACTGAGTTCTTTTTTCATTACCAGCAAGAAACTCCATTTCTCTAGGATAGTCCATAGATACAACTTCTTTAGATACCTCTGGTGGATATTTAAGTACTAGACATTGTATATCTAGTTCTGCAAGAACACCTTCATCCATAAGGTCTGCACTCGTAGTAACATAATGAGTAGGCCCGAACAATCCTTCTAATACTAACTTATGTGTTTGTGTATCATCTAATGTACCAGTCAATCCCCATCTATGACCAATATCTTTCATCTTCTCCATGATACCAGTAAGTACTTTTGCTTTGAATAAATGTGCTTCATCACCAAACACTGCACCAAAACCATCGAAGAATGATTTTGGCATTCTAGATAATGTTTGCCATGTGGTTACAACTATATCTGTTTCTCCTACCTTTGCACCACCATACATCTTATCAATAGGTTTATTGTATCCATAATCTGCAAAGTCTTTTGACATTTGTTCTACTAATGATGTTGTAGGTACAATGACTAATACTTTCTTTTTGTGCATGGATATAAAATGTCTTGCAATACAATATATGATTGCAGATTTACCACTTGCAGTTGGTGATACCAACAATTGTCTTCTATACTTGATACCCCTTGATATTGCTTCTACTTGATAATCTCTCAAAGGGAATCCCATATTTAAACCATCGGTAAAGTCTGGATACTCTACATCAGTTTCCCATTTCCATCCTTCTATGTTGTAGTCCCTATCTTTTGCAAATTGTTCTAGTGCATAATACAGTCCAACATACAACTTACCAGTAGTTTGTGCAAATAATCTTATGTTTCCATCCCAATATTTGTTTCGTACAGATGGCATAAACTTAGCCCCTGGCACTGGGAATGTAAAGTAATCGGACAACTCTCTCTTGATAGATTCTTCTGCATCTACCTTTATATGAGTATTGTCGATTTTGGTTATCTGAATGTGGGGCCTGCTATCCATCCTACTAATGAATGTCTCATTCCTCTGGTGACTGGGGTTACTTGATGATATACAAAAGATGGAAATATGATTATACTTCCCTGTTCTCTTGCACTCTGTTGATTTCTAAAAACAATGTTATCCTTATTCATTTGATTTGGATTGACTCCATATGGGTCTGTCCATTCGAAATGTCCACCTTCATAATTATCTGGATGTGTAAGGTTTACACTGTAGGATAACTTTCTATAACCACCAACTCTTTCTTCTATATGTGGGTCATTCTCACAATTCTCTTCTGTATATGGTTCAAAATGTCCATCACAATGCCATGTGTATTTTTCATCTGGTGCTTTATATGTTGTGAATTGATAGTTTTCATGAAAGTTTAAATCAAACTTAAACCAGTCTTCATTTACTTTTCTTACATGTGGAGTTATGTGGTCGAATATTGTTAATCCATCTGATAGTTTTGCATCTCTGTCTAACCATGCAACACCAGACTTACGAGTTGTGAACTCTGCTTTACCATCTTTACCACCACCAATCTGACCATAATCAGTCCAAGTATCCTTACCTATTTGGATAATCTCTTCACATATAGAAGGTGGAATAACTCTTGATAATGTAATACAATGTTCTTGTATAAATGATGGCATAATATATTAACCTGCTGGGTTAGTGAATTTCAACCAATCGATTGCATTCTTGATTGATTGGTGTCTCCATGTAATTATATTTAGTATCTCTTTTAAAGTGTCAACACACTCTGTAAGATACTCAACTTTTAGTTTTAAATCAGATAAGTCTTTATCTGCATTGAAGTAGTAACTGTAATCAGACTTTAAGGGTTTGTTATATCCATCAAAAGGGTCGTAAGACCACCCTAAGTCATCTATTTCCTCTTTAGATAACTTATCGGTATACCACATCCACTTAGTCTTTAAAAGTTGATTATACTTGACCTCATACGATTTAAGAGATAGTCTCTTTTCGTTTAGGAGTTCTAGGTATTTTGCATGTAGAGATGGTGTCTGTAATGATGCCTTATCTAAATCAATTTGGTCTATTACAGAATCTTCTTTCCACATAGATTGAATTTGTTCTAATGTCATACTATAATTATACCACGAAAGTGGTATTTGTCCACTTATTTAAGAAGTAGATGCAATTTCAAATGATGTAAACTGGAATGATGCAGTACATGTTACATAGGATAATCCACCAGCAACAGTAGTGTCCATTGCAATCTCACCTAATGAAGATGGATATGCATCTGCAATTCTTATATATCTATTAGGATTATTTGCAGCTGTTGTGACCACAATAGTCATATCTGAATACAATTCTTTATCATCACCAGAACCATCTTGTGGTTCATTTGCTCTTTTATTTGCACCCACTAGGAGTCTATATTTTTCTGTATCTGTTGATGCAGTTATTCCTTCCATCCATGTAAACAGTTCAGTCCAGTTTTCCATGTTCTCATCTACAATAAAAGTAATGGTCATTTCACCATATGCAATCTTATCGCCAGGAAGTTTGATGTTTGCACCTAATGGTGTAGGTTGTATTGATTCACCTACAGTAACAGATGGTATGTTAACACCAGTTGCAAAGTATTTTGTGTTAGGTAACTTCTTAACTAACAACTCAAACTGAGTTGGTGCAAGATAAGATAAGTTGTCTGGTAAACTTCCAGCCCATGTTGCAGTTGATATTTGTCTTGTAGTCATAGTAGTATTTATGCAAATGGGGTCTTACGACCCCAAATAACTTACTTTTCGTTTACAAACTCATTAAGTAGTCTTGCAGTAGATATAACATCTTCTGTAGAAACAACTTGATTACCTAATGGTTGTTTATCATTAGGAAAATTCTCATTGTGTCTATCAATAGACTCATTATCTCTGTAGATGTTTCCTTCTAAGAGACCTTGTGCTTGATTGAGTAAGTCGGCTCTTATTTCAAAGCCTGATTTGGATGTGCTTGACATAATATTGTCCTCTGTATGTGTGTGTATGGGTTGTCCTTATGACTTCCCTATAATTATATAGTGCATAAAAAAAGAGGACTCGAAAGTCCCCTTTTCTTAGTCTAACTGACTTAAGTCTTATAGAATGTTTTCTATTTCAACTTTTCTGTAGTAGAAGTTAGAACCAGCAGATGCAAGACCATCACTTGGAGTCGAACCTACGAATGGATTTGAAATCATTCCATATCTAGTTTTGAAACCAATTTTTGGTTGGAAAGTATTCTCACCAACTGCACGAACCATTTGTAATGGAACATATGGGCAATAGAATACACCAGCATCGTAAGGGTTTGAACCTCTGTAACCTACAGTCATGTAACCTTCGTTACTGTGACCACTTACTGGGTCTAAAGTGTAGTATGGGTCAATATAGACTTTGTACTTACCATTTAGAACACCTACGAAAGTGTTACCAGCATCATCAACTGATAATTCAGTATTAAGTGCTGGAGCATAGTCAAGCATTCCTGCCATTGACAATGCAGAAGCTACATCAGAAGAACAAAGGATAAAGTTACCTTTTCCTCTTCTTGACTCTCTTGCGATTACATTAGCATCTCTTTCGATTTGGAAGAGCATACCTTTGAACTTCTCAACTGACCATCTACCAGATGAATCAACATCTAAGTCGAATCTACCAGCATTAGCAACACCAGTTTGAGCACCAGTTTTTGCTTGAAGGTTAACAGTTCTTACAACTTCCCTGTTAATCTCTGCAAGAATTTCAGCAGAAAGGATGTTTGCAAGTTCTGTTTCAGCATCAAGACCATGAATTGCTTTAAGGTCTTGTGCAAGTTCAATTGTGTATTCAGCTTTAAGAGCTCTTGACTTAGCAGTTACAGTTGCTTTCTCGATTGTGAAAGCCATTGATGCAAATGGGTTTGATGCTTCAACATCACCAAGTGCTTCTGCAGCTGCAGTTGTCATACCAGTACCAGTTGCATAAGCAGCTGCATCACCGAATGGGTCTGTACCTGCTTGTGTTCCTGTACCAGAGAAATCTGTATCAGCTTCATCAAACAATGCTTCAGTCATAGCAAGTCTTGAAGTATTGTCGTTATATCTAGCCTTCATACAGAATACTAATCCTGTAGGGCCAGTCATTGGTTGCACACCACAAATATCGTATGCAATTAAGTTTGGAAGAGACCTTCTAACTAAAGAAATTAGAATAGGATTCCAGTTTGCAATTCCAGAACCATCTGAACCAACAGATGCGTTTACTGGAGAAGCCTCTGAAAGACTTTGGATTCCATTTTCTTCATTAAAAGCTCTTTCTTGGTTCTCTAGAACCACAGAAGTTACAGCTTTTTTGT